AAGCGCTGTATGCATCCCTTGTAGCGCTACTTCCTAAACCGAGGTTTGTGCGAGCGTCTTCTTTGGTCGTTGCACCAGTACCGCCGTCAGCAATCCCCAGCGCACCATTGCTTCCTTTAAGAGCCAATTTTCCGATACTTGGTATAGTAACGGGTGAGCCATTGATGGTTACGGTTATGCTCTGATTCGCAGAAGTAGTGGCAAACGTCTCCCACGCACCGATATTCTCGTCGTAGTCTTTAATGAGCTGAGACATCGCCTGTGCTAGGCCATCGACAGAGATATTGTCTGATACCAGAATGCCGTACTTCTGGCCGCTCAGCGCCGGGGAAGCAGCAGGCGTTACCGTCATGGACGTGGTGCTGTTTACGGATGAAATCTGGAACATTTGGACCGGGTTAGATAAGACGATAATCGTCTGGCCAGCGCGAACCTGGCTGGCGGGAGCCGTCCAGTTTGTGCCTGTGCCGGTTGCGGTATTTCCATTTATGGCGATGGTGCCAGTGTTATAAAGCATATTTTCTCCAGGCAATAAAAAACCCCGCCGGAGCGAGGTTGATATTTAAATGGTTGGTTATTTGCAGGTGGTGTCAGTGAATGTGTTCGCACTTACCCAGCGCCAGTTGAAAGGGTATCCGGCTCGGTACTGTGTCTGGTTGTTTTGTTTGCGAACGCCGTAAATTTGAACCGTATTTTCCTGACCGCCAACGATGGCTGTGCCACTGCAAACTGGTTCCTGTTTCTCAAGTACGCCAGCGCAGCCAGACAGCGTGACAGCCCCAGCCAGGCAGATGAGTAGCTTATTCATGTGATGGTATCCCAAGGTATTCATGAACTTAGACAATACCAACATGAAAGAGGCGGGTATAATTGATTAGATAGATCAATTATCTGTTATTGATCGCTCAAAACGATCAATCAGTCGTAGGCCGCTGTATTTATCGCTGTTAATGAAATCCCAGTATTTGTACCGCCTCCCGGCGCCCCTGTCCCCGTTGAAGTCCCGCCAGCGTTTACCCTCGTATTTGTTCCATCGAACCTGCATGACGAATACGCATTGATTGTGTAAATGGTAGGAGGTTGGGTGGAGTTATTTACGATTATGGTCTGACCCAGCTGTGCAGGAGCGACAGCCCACGAACCGCTGAGCGTCTGGTCAATATTGATCCCCCCGTTTGCGCCCGGCGTGCCAACTGTCTGCAGGTCTGATAAAACGCGAGACTCATTTGTCAGCACAAGCTTTCCAGCGGCGTCCCAAATAGCCAGACCCCATTTCGGTAATGTCTGCGGGAATACGGCAAATACATATACTGTCAGGGTGAAACTCTGGTTATAGGGGTTAACCCCGCCAACATATATATTACCGCCATTCCTGTAAGACATAACAGGCGTGGGCTGTGCTGTATTGGTGGTTTTAATAAATACCATCACAGGATAACTTGCGTTCAATGCGATATTCTGTGCAACCTGCTGAGAACTGCCATTAGCGGATGAATTAAAGGTGTACTTTCCATAAAGACAAAAAGGTGTTGATTGTGGTGTAACAAAGGGATTCCCGTTATCCATTAATATCATTGCGCCAAATTCGGCCATTATGATTTCTCCATGAAAATGACCACCTCACACTTTGATGCCGGATAATTGCCCAGTCCTACAGTAGAGGCCGCTGATACGGTTATCGTGTTCCCCGATGCTACAATGCGCCGACCTACACTGCTTCCTCCTTCATCGAGTGAAAGAATAAAGCCGACTTTCATTCCAGAGGGAATCGTAAAAGACCAACTGCCGGATGTTTGTCCGGCAGCCAGTTGTATACGCCCAACAACGGAAACTGGCTTGATACCGTAGTTATTGGGTTTCCCTGCCGCGTCCCAGGTCTGTATCCCGTAGGCCATATCAGAACACTCCCGTTAACCTGCCAACCTGCACCCTCAGTACATTACTGCCGTCTTTGACGCTGATTGTCTGGTTGGTCTGCTTCATGGCCCCCTCTCCTGCCGTCGAGCCATAGTTTTCAAAGGTACCAGTCTTATCCAACTTCCAGCCTACAGACCCTGCAACATAATTATTGGACTGGATGTAATTACCGATCTTAGCGTTAGATATGGTCCCGTCCTGGATGAATGTATCTCGGATAAAAGTCTGGCCGTTCTGGATCACAAAGGGCAATGCTACAGTGCTGCCAGCCTGGGTGGTTACGGCGAAACGATCTGCCAGGAAGATAACCTGCGACTGCATACCAGAAGGCGTGTTCTCTACGCCGATCCCCATCCCTGCAGCGTAATACTGCCCGTTAGCGGCCACGCCAACTTTGATGTTATACATCGCGCTGATGTTGCCGTTAATATCAGCCACCGCATTAGCGGTTTGCGTGATAGCAGCAGTCTGTCCATTCACCGTTACGGTCAAAGAATTGATTTTTGTTGCAGATGCCTGAGTGAAGTCAGCCAGGGTTTCGGTGAGATCGGTTGCGTTGGAAATATTGCCACCGGCAGATGCATCCAGCGTAACAAGAGCACGGGCAACCGCCGAACTGGTATCCGCAATCGTTGTGTCAATGCGGTCGATGCTGGCGCTGTTTCCGGCATTCGTCACAGTTTGAGATCGACGCGAAGTAACCTGCGCCAGCCCGTTCTGGATTATGGCGATAGCGGAGTTCTTCACCCCTCCCGTCATGCCATCCATCGATACAGAAATCTCGTCGATCTTCACAGCTGCCTGAGCCAGACCATCAGCGTTTTCCTGAATGGCCAGCGCCTGCTGCTCAATGTCGTCGGCATTCTGTTTGATGTCGTCAGCCATTCCAGCAATTTTTTCATTGCTGTCGACGGCGTTCTCGATCAGGTCCTTAAACGTGTCCGATTCTTTGATATCCTCCAAGATGGCATCAGTGATGTCGGAAACATCGATGCTGGCCTGGCCCCGAACCCAGTCTATGAACCCCGATTCGTTGCCGTTTCGGTCCACCAGCTGCGCCCGGTACCAGAAAATCTGTCCCGCCTTGAGGCCCATCTGTTGATATTTGCGCTGCGGGTAAGGCACATCGGCCAGCAGCATCGCATCGTCTTCGGTCCCGGTCAGGCTGTACTGGATTTCAGTCTTCAGCGTATCATCGGTGTTCGCCGGGAATCCCCAGTTCAACTCGATTCCAAACACCACGTTTTCAGAAGCGATAAAGCCAACTGGCTTCGGCGGATTACCAACCTTGCCCGTCAGCGTTCTCTCTTGTGAATATCCCCAGCCTGATGAAATTTCCGCAGCATTGATGGCGCGCACGCGCACCAGGTAGCGCCCGGCGTAAATGCCCGGTACGTCAAAAGACGTAGTGGAGCTGCGCGGTACGTTCACCCAGTTTCCGTCGTTGCGGCGCCACTGTGCTTCATAGGCGATAGCATTCTGCGCCTGGTCCCAACTGACGCGCATTGTTTCAACGCTGATATTCTGCTGAACCATCGAGAAGGAGTTGATCACGATGTTTGCTGGCGGCGCCTGATTGCCCGGAGGAATAACACTTATCGGACGCTGGTCGATGATCGCCCCTGTATCAATGCGGGCGTATTTATCCGGATCGTGATTAGCTCCGGCGATGGTAAATGTCCCATCATCGTTGTCCGTCACACTAACTACACGGTATTGCTGCGAGTAGAGTTCATCACTCTCTAACAACCAGACAGCTTCAGCGTTTGGTGTTTCGCTATACGGCGTGGTGACAGTGACCGCTTTATCTGAACTCGCCTGGATAGTGCGTGACTGAGCAACACCGGAAGGCAGGTTAACGATTAGCCTGTCTCCTGCCGCGGCACCAGGAGCTCGATCAAGAGTGATAACCCGGCCATTTGCACTGGCGACTCTACCGCCCAAATCACGTCCGGAAAGGTTCCTGTCCGCCACAGCGATGACATATCCAGGTTGTGGAATATTGCCGTCCAACCCGACATTAAAGGTCACTACACGGTCTTTGTTATTGGTGAGAATGCCCCAGCGCCCTTTTCGGTTCGCCTCCGATTGTCTGGTGCAACCTATGGCCGTCAGTTCGAGCTGGTTGAAGCCATAGCGCGCCACCAATGCCTGTTCAAAAACCGGCTCCATAGCATCAGCGTAGGCATTATCCGGATCGGACCATGAGACCAGCGCGTTTGTGTACCTGCTCTTGGTCGTGCTGCTGGAGTAGGTGAATTTACCGTCAACAACATTGGCGTGGGTGTAACTGAAATCGACATCACGCGGCATATCCGCGAGGCAGACAATCTGGTCATCACCCCAATAAGTCATACCGCGGAATATGGCCGCAAAATCTCGCAGCACGGTGTAGGCGTCGTTTCTGTCCTGAATGTAGACATTGCAGGTATATCGCGGCTCGGTACCACTCCCACCCTGGCCGTCTGGTACCTGCTGATCGCAGTACTGCGCAACCTGGTAAAGCGACCATTTGTCGATATTGGCCGCAGTGAGACGATTGCCTAAGCCGAAGCGGTCAGTGACCACCAGATCGTAAAAAATCCATGCAGGATTATCCGTCCACGCCCACTTAAACGTGCCCGTCCAGGTACCGCTGTAGGTTCGAGTCTCGGGATCGTAGGTATCGGGAACACGGATTACGCGTCCGCGAGGTTCGCAGGAAATCTGAGGGATGGAGCCGTTGAACTGGCTTGAGTCAAACTCGATATAGAGCAACGCCGTATTCGGATAACGCAGTTTGGCGTCAATCACCTCAGTAAAGCTTTGCAGCGTCATTACATCGCCGATTTTCGCGCTATTTGCGTCAGCGGTTATCTTGCGCAGACGAAGCGTCCAGGTGCTTCCCGCCTGCGGTAAATCGATACGGTGGCTGCGCTCGTAACCGGAGGTCGTTTTCCCCGTAACGCTGGTATTGAGCACGGTCTGCCATGTGCCACCGTCGGTTTGCAGATCGATAGCATAATTGATGGAATAGCCAACGAGATCGCCGTCGTCCTCTTGCTTAAAAAGAGAGGGCCATTTCAGACGCAAGCGCACAGCCGACAACTGGGTATTAGTGAATGTACGCGTCCAGGCGGTTGCACTGGAAACCTCAGCCCCCACGCTAATTTCATTTTCGGTTCCGGGAATACCCTGGATGTATTTCTGAGCCTGCGTTCCCGGGCGGAACTCCCACGTAACGCCACTGAAGTTCTGCGATCCGTCGGCGTTCTCGAGCGCAGTACCATCCAGGTAAATATCCTTCCCAGTGAGGTGACCAGCGAACTCGCCCTCTCCAAGCGCAATGAGGATTTTCGCCTTTGCTACCGACTGCAGATCATCCGGTTGTTCGGTCGGGGTTCGTGAGCTGGAGCTGCCGCCTTTTCGGCCTTTAATCACAGTTGCTGTAACCATATTGCGCCCATAAAAAAAGCCACCCGAAGGTGGCCAGGTTGAAAAGAGTGGCGTTACTGCTGATCTTCAACGTAGATGCCGGCAGATACAATGGCACCTCCAATGCGTCGCTTGCCATAGAGAAGTGGTACTGGATTTCCCTGAGCTGTGGTATTTGTCACACCGCCAAATGCGTAGCTAGCTTGGTTATCTGCTGACTGCTTACTAGCAAGACCCGCCGTCTGCGGCGACATCATTTGTACTACGCCGCCGATCATCATCGCAGCACCGAACTTCGCTACCCCATAACCTGCCGCTGATAGCGTGCCAGCAGAAAAGTAGCCAATCGCAACGCCGACGACGACCAATACCGCACCGAGTATCGTCTGGAATGCGCCAGCTTTTTTGCTACCAATGATTACTGGCGCAATACGAATATCATCGCAGCCTTTATCCATATCGAGCTCATCAGAAATTAGGTTGCGTTTCCCACTGAAAACAGCGTAAGTCAGGCCCCGCTGCTTACTGGTATTCAGGAAACGTTCGAAGCCAGGGACGATGACGCAAAGGGCTCGGATGGCCTCTTTGGGTGATGCGACTGAGAGCTTGTATTCACGGCCAAAGGTAGCGCCGAGCACTCCATAAAGTCTAATGGTTCGTATTGGTTCGATTGTTAAAATAGACATAATAGGCCCATAAAAAATGGCGGCTAATAGCTTAATGTTGTTTAATAATTTGAAATCAGCTATTTACATACCATCAAAAAAACATACCTGGATGGGTAAAGCACAAGGAACTTTAGAATGGAAACGAACCCACTGGCCGGATTAGTATTCATTATCTGGCTTTTTACTTTCTTCCCTTGCTTCCGGATGGCTCAGAAAGCCGGTTTTGGCTGGGCTATGGCTATCTTCTTGTCGATGCCTGGTTTGCATTTCATAATGCTGTGGGTATTCGCGTTTATGAAATGGCCTAACCTTCCTAACAAGTAAGAAATCGTCTTCGCAGACTACAAAATAGCGCTATACCTTAGAATTTTCATAGTACGGTCACGCCAATAACCTCCATAAGGCACACGCTGGCTGAGATGGCCGTACAGATGATGAAGTAGCATATTCCCTTCAAGCAAGATGCCGGCATGATTCCACTTAGTGGCCTGTACCTGCATGATCACCATATCGCCAGCCTGCGGGGAACCGTCAAACTCGCGGAAACCACATTCATACCAGCATTCCTGATAGAAGTTGTCTGGATAAACGTCCTCCCACCACGGATAGTCAACGCGATAATCGGTCAACTCAATGCCATGGGTTTGGCGAAAATAGCTCATCACAAGCCCCCAACAGTCGTACACGCCCAGAACAAACGGACGCCCCACTAGCGGCAACTCACCACGCGGTTGAATGGTACACAGATCTCCTTCAGGCCAACTCACGATATGCCAGGGCAAAAGCGTCACATCACACTGTGCTTTATCCAACTCGCTTGGTTGAGTCGTAGCGTCAGGATGGCTATGAACTATGGCAATCACCGTTCCCCAATCTTCAGCAGCAGCGTAATCCTCAGGTGAAAGATGAAATTGCTCCATCGGCTCAGTCGATAAGTTACGACACGGGAAATAGCGCTCCACCCTGCTTTTCTGAGCGACTACTCCGCAGCTCTCGCGTGGGTACTCTGCAGCAGCATGAGCCATGATGGCGTTTATCGTTTTCTGACGCATGATTAGCTCCTGATAAGGGAAGTGCCCGGAAAACCACCGAAGGGCAATTCTTCATTCTCACCAAACCGCAACCTGCATGCGGTAAGCGTACCATTGCAGACATCAAGCGACGGATCGTCTACCGGATAATTGTTCAGGTCGAAGTAACTGGTGCCGGCATAATCGCACCCGTCACCTGAGCGATACTGGTTGCGAATACACCATGTGCATAGTGAGTGGAGTTGACGCGTCGGTATCATTAATCCCTGAAGATCCATAGGGCTAGTGAGAATAAACTCGACGCTTTCCCCCGCCAGTTCGTTGTTCTTACCATCGATGTAGAACACCCGTTTTCTGACCTGCTGCGGATCAGCAGTAGCATTTCCTTCAGGAAAGTTTCTGGCATCCAGATAATGGGCAAACGTATCGTGAATAATAACCTTCGCCTGGAGCATATCGTCGTAGGCCAGACAGAGGGCAGTGATCGAGCTGTCGATGTTTGCCACCGTCAGAGTCGGTTGTGCACTGCTGCCGTCGGTTGATGCCTCAAGCCCTTCGAGCTGGTATGGCCATGCGGCATATTCTTTTCCCTGCCACCAGATACTCTTTGCTGCAAGTTTCGTTTCATCCCCACCAGCAGCGGCAATTTCATCAGCAGTATGGCGCAAGTTGTAGGCATGAAAACGCAGTACGTCATCGACACCAAAAGTGGAGCCATCAACCTCAATGAGGCGAATCTTATTGCCCGGTTCGAGTCGCTGGTAATCTTCTGTGATCATGGAGCGTATGCCTGTTTGAAAGTAGCGGTTATGGTCATTACTTTGCTGGAGAGGGGCTGTGCTTTGACTGATTCTGCCTCAACTCGGTAAAGTCCTGCCTCGCCAATAGGTGATGTCCAGATAAACGATTTTGTGATGTGCGAACGGCAGAAATTCAGAGCGGTAAGCATCTCTGCTTTTTTACCCGTGAGGGTTATTGGCCAGGACTGCTTTTCGGGATTGATGCCCTCGCCGGCAATCTGCTCATAGCCATCACCGAATGATGCGGCGCGAGTGGAGTGACTAAATTCGCCCTCCATACCTGCTTGTATCTGGGTTCGCCAAGTGAATATTTGGATCGCCACGTTTCCTCCGGGCATAAAAAAACCCGCCGAAGCGGGTTAAGTAAAATATGAAATTGAAGGATTAATGCATTTTACCGACACATTTCATTGAAAGACGAAGAAATAGCTTCTGATTCACTCGAAAAAATAGCCTTCCGAGTTACGGTATAAGTAACCCCAGAGGAAAATATTCCTTTAGACTTCATGCTGAGGGAAATATAAAAAGGTGTATAGCCTGCGTATGCACCATAAGAATTTTTTGAATTAATTTCTCCGCACACGTATCCATCAACAGTCCCATCTTGTTTTTCACCCGCTCTGACAAAATGTAAATCTCTGAACTTGGAGCTTTCAGGGTCTTTCATGTTGGATGCAATTTCGTTCTTGGCCAGTTCAATAGCTTTGTCTTCGCTGGGTTTGCATCCAACCAGCATTAGTACACCCGCGGTTATAATGAGAGCTTTCTTCATGTCCCTATTTCCTCTTATACATTTTCCAAAAAGATTAACAGGGAATTCGCTGCTACAAAAGCCGCATCTGGGTGTGTTTGGTTACTAGAACATTTTCAACATTACCTGGTTTTTGTAGCGTTCCAGATTAGGCCTCCAGGCTTAAGTTGCTTGGCAATACCCGCCCGAACAGACTGATCGATCGTCTGCTTATAAGCCCGGGTGATCGCTTCGTCATTTCCTGAAGTTTGCTGCTGCGAGTTCTGGTTCTGCACGACAACTGAGGTTTGAACCGTGATACCTCCAGCGCCAGCTGATTGCAGGCCATACATCGCCGCATTGCCAACATAACCGCCGTCAGCATAACCCTGCGCGCCGCGCATCATTGCGTAGAGATTGCCAACACCAATCGCGCTGGTAGCCTCTTTGGTAAACACAAACTCACCACCATGAACGACACCTTTCGGCTGAGATTTTCCACCATCGCCGGTATAGCCCCCGCTGCCGAATGCCGGGACCAGCCCACCCTGAGAAAAACCGAAAAAGGCCCCAACAGCCGTCCCTCCAAACGCTGATTTCATACTGTTGACCATAGCCAACTGGACCAGCATTTGTGCAATGCCCTTAAGGAACGTTGTCAGAAAATCCGTGAAGCTGGCTTTGCCTGTGGTGAAAAAATCCGTGAGTGTTGAAGCCATCCCCGTAAATGCAGACTGGGAAATGTTTTGCATCTGACCATAAACATTGGTTGCGCTGTCTTCAAACTCGCTCCAGCCCTTTTTCGCGCCGGTCAGCCAGTCACCACGCAGCTGGTCTTCTGCATCGTAATAGTAGGTCGCAGCCTTGAGCTGTTTCTGGTAGCCATCATCCGCCAGAGAACCACCTGAATTCTGCCAGCCGGCTGCAAGCTGACTTTTCGTCAGTTCCCGCTGCGCCTGCCGATCGCTCATCCCGGCGCCGCCTGTCAACGCAGCCTGCTTCTCGGACATCTGCGTGGCGTACTTCTGCGCGGTATCCATCCGTTTATTCAACTGCTCCTGGGCGGTGATCTGATCACCTAAAAGCGCTTTCTGTCTCGCGAGCTGCAGCACCTGGTCTTTGCTCGCCAGCAGCGACTGCTCTTGTTTGGTTAGCGAGCGAGTCAGGGAAGCCTCTTCCAGCACCTGTAACTTGGCTTCAGTGGTCCATAAGTTTTTACGCTGCTGACTGATAGTGTCGTTCAGGTCTTTATGCTTCTGCAGGGCATACAGCTGCGCTTGAAGCGCCAGCAATTCAGACTGAGCTGAATCCTCAGCTCGCAGACCGGGCGAGACGTTTTCCCCTTTCGCTGTTGGCGTTTTGGGGTCTCTATAAAGCTTCTCGATCCCGGCTCGCGCTTTGGCAATGTCCTCAGCCGTCCAGAGTGTCGCCGTCCCGTTTCTGGCAGCCTTGGCATTTTCAGCAATGGCTTTATTCAGTTCGTCCTGAGCCTGACGGCGCTTTTCTGCGGCTTCAGTCCCGGCATCAAGATAGCGATTCATGATCTGCTGGGCACTTATCGCATCTTCGTTGATTTCTTTACCTGCTGATACAGCCCCGTTCAAATCGTTCTGAAGAGTAATGGCCCCCAGCAAGGGGTTAATCTGGGCTTTCAACGAAGCTATGGCTGCCAATTGGGCTTTACGGCTATTATCGTAATCTCTGTCCTGTGAGCTGGTATCGTAGCTATAGCCGTAGCCCATCCTCTGGCGTTCAGGCAATAACTTACTCTCGCGATCCGCCAGATCAGCCTGCATTCTCGCAAGCATATCTTGCGGTGCTTCCGGGCGCCCAATATTAAGCAGCTCATCCCACATCCCTTTGAGGGCATTTCGGGCTGCAAGTGCGGCTTTCTCAACCAGACCGAGATTAGCGAGGATCTGCTGGCTTCTGCGTTGTTCTGCCTGGCTGTAAGCATCAGCGGCTGCTTGCCCAGCGGCCTCTTTATCACCCCGACGTTCCAAAGAAGCAATGTATTCAAACTGAGCCGCCGTCAGGTAATGCAGCTGATTGTTGAGCTCTTGCGATGCCTGGGTTGGCTCGGCATAAAGCTTCTGGAAATTAGCGATGGTCTTATCCACCGCCTGACCAGTTGCCTGCTCCATCGCAACTGCCGCGCGGCTCACTGTCTCAAGCTTGTTTGCATCAAACTTTCCAGAACCCACTACCTGAGCCAAAACAGAAGAAGCGGCGTATTGGTTAATCCCGCCACCAGAAAGAGACTTTGCCAGTGCAGACAGCTGTGCGGCAGTTTTCCCCGCATAATTGCCGGTCAGTATCAGCTGTTTGTTATATTCGGATACCTCTTGTGAACCTTTATACCAGGCAGCGACCAGCAGGCCAGCAACACCAATCATTCCCCCTAAAGCCAGCTTCGCCGGCGTTACTAGCGAGAGAATGGCTTTCAGCGCATTACCCACTCCGCCAAACGTATCGCGCAGCTGACCACCCTGCTGGATGGCAACCATGTATATCGGCATACCAGATGCCAGTGAAGTAGCAATATCGGTCATTTGCATCGGAAGGTAACGCATGGCATTACGGTACTGCCCCGCGCTGATCGCGCCATTCCTCCAGACGTTCTCTTGTTCCTTCAGTTTGGCTATCATCGGAGCGGCCTGCTGCGTTACTCCCAGCTGTGCGGCTTTAAGCTCAAGGATTTCAGCGCGCGTTTTGCCGATCGCAGCAGTTTGCTCCTCCAGTGAGGCAATGAATGTTTTCCCAGATGCCGCTGCCCGCTGGGCCGCCTGAGCCTGCTCGATGCGAGCCCGCCCCTCTGCCGTCTCAGCCTCCATGACCTGCGCCAGTTTCGTCCGGGTCGTCTCCAGTACACTGTTATAGCGAGTGAAATCTTCATCATCCACCAGCCCTTTACCGCGATACTTCGCCAGGCTTTCCTGAATTGAGTCCAGCTCGTCCAGTGCTTTGTTAACCGGGCTGATTTTATTCAGCAGGTTCTGTAACTCCTGGCGCTGCTGCTTCAGGCTTTCGCTGTTTTTCTTCTGATTATCGACACCGGTGCGGAATGTACTGTTCAGGTCATCCGCTTTATCGGCGGCGGTGGTCGCAGTATCCTGAAAGCGCTCCAGCTCCCGATTGCCGCGCTCCAGTTCGCTGGTGTTGACGCGCAGCGAAATGGTGGCGATATCGTTACTCATTCCGCCCTCTCTTTATGCATGATTTTTAGCGCGGCGCTTTCCATTACCCGAATATCCGAAAGCGTGGTTGCCTCGTCGCCGACGTCGTGCAGGCGCATCAGCCAGGGCAGAACGTTATAGTCAAGCCCGGACGCCCCGCCCATACCTGTTCGCCACTGGGTGCTCATTGCCTGAAACACAAGGAATGTTGGCCACACGTCGGGCCAGACATCAACGTACCGATCGTCATAGTCGTCCGGTGTTAGCCCGTAAGGTGCAAGATCCGCCGCCGTGGGTTCAGGCGTATAGAACGCCGAGGCAACCGCTATCAGTTTTTTTCGCGCTGACCCATCAGTTCGCGGTAGTAGGTTTCCGGAATGGTCTTCATGGCCGCCGGGTAATTTTCCAGAAGTACACCGAGGTTGTCGGCGTTGAACGCATCAGGTAGCGCCCAGCCTGCAATAATTTCCATCAGGAAATCAGTGGCCGTCTTTCCCTCGAGCTTTTCCAGGTCGGCCAGCTCCTTAAGCGGCTTGTGGTTGAAGGTGAAGGTCAGCACCCCGTCGTCATCCCCGGCGCGCGGGATCGTGACGTTTGCCTTGAAGGTTGGTTTGGGCTGGAGCGTGAATTTTGTCGCCATCATGGTCTCGTATTTAAAATGCCTCCACGCGGGAGGCATGCATTAAGGGAGCAGCCGCCGGTATTACGCGGCAGCCTCGGTCACTTTATAGAATGTCATCGCCAGCGACTGAAGGTTCAGTACCACACTTACCGTCTCCACCTCGTTGACTGCTGTGGTCGGCGTGTCGTCAAAGGATGCCGTGGCTGCCCAGTAACGGTTTTCTTTAGCCTTTGGAACGTACATGTAAGCCGCGACCGTATCTTCGTCCTCATCCAGCTGTCGCAGCAGCGGGTAAACCGGAAGCGTGGAGTCGTGGGCGATCGAGTAGGTCTGCGAAACAGCAGATTTGTAGGTGTTGAGGTTGCGCTGGCGGTCATCGCTCAGGAACTGGATTTGTGTTGTGTTCTGATCGCCACCAGATTTCGATAACTCTGTAATCTGCGGCAGTTCGGTCCACTCCAGCACCTTGCGAATAGAGCCGGTACCGCCTCCCACGGCATATTTGTTCTTGCTAATGGTATTGATATTTCGCAGCGTGACCGCGCTTTCAGCAATTGCATCGATTTTCGCAATGACGTTATCAATTCCGGACCAGTTGCAGTTCACATGGACGATATCACCCACATCAAGTTCCTCCGCGGAACTGACGGTGATCACCACGTTTTCGGCGTTCGTCGCGCCCGTGAAAGCAATTGCCGGGCCATATCCCGACGCCAGATAGACGTGAGCGCCGTTAGGCAGTGCAAAGCCCATAGGAGTTACTCCTTCGAAGAAAAGAAAACCGGCGCGCGGCCGGTCTGGTTTGAAAAAGTGAGAAGCAGGCTATCTGACGATATCTGCCCGGTAGTTCAGGCTGACAGGTACCGTGTAAGAGACGTCCGTCGAAATACCTCGGAAGATACCCGGCGCGCCGCTGATCGAAGTGATGAAGCCGTTACCTTCAACTTCCTGCCCTTCAGGGAAAAGCTCAGCCACTCGACCCGCCAGCGCCACAGCAACTGAGCGGCCAGTCCCAACGGGAGCCACAACGTTGATCTGGTACACACCAGAATAAATCCGACAGCGCAGACCGAGATCGAGCGTGCGAGGTGTGGCGGGCATGTCGTGTACCGCGAGGTAAATCGCATCGGCAGGCGGTGTAAACGGCACATTTTCCCAGGCGACCGCGATGCCCTCCGCATCGGCCCAAACACCAAGCCTTGCGGCCAGCGCCGCAGCAATATCAGGGATCACTTTGCCACCTCCCTGATCGCTTCATCAAAGAACCGCTGGAACTCTGCCGCTGTTATGCGAACCATACCGCCCGGTGCCTGAGTGGAATGCCCCATTTCAAGCGGGTAGGCGTAAGGAACGTTGTTGCAGAAGTAGATTGAACTCATTCCTACTTTGAATAGAGAAAGTGTGTAGTTCCCTGCGGCTTTGGTGAGATCGCCGGTCTTATCGATCCTCCCGGTTTCCTCAGTAGTGGGCGCATCAAACGACACCTGCCAGTTGCCGCGAAACCGCCCACCGGTGTAGCCAGGCGGCGCTTTGATGTCCATCCCATCCACAACCCGGGCCTTTTTCTTCAGTCGTCCGGATTTTGTAAGATTGGAAGGGTCTGCTCTTTGCGCTTCGTTGTGGTCATACACAGCGCGGTTATAGGCAGTAGCCGTCTGATTGATTTCCCAAAGCTCAGGGTTGCCGACGGGAGACATCATTACCAGTTGATTGAGGATTCTTATTCCAACCGCGCGAACCACCGCATCTTGATTGGCTTTTGCTCTGTCAACGAATGCATTGATATCAGCAATAAATCCGGCATTCTCACTCATGCTATGCCCTCAGTTGCGACTTGTAGCAAAGCACTAACGACCCGGGTTTAGCAGGGTTAGGCTTAACAACGCGATGCTGTTTGCCGTCAATATCGATCAGATCGCCGGTTAAGATTTCTTCCTCAGCGGTGAATACCATCCTGACATCACCGCTTTCAATCGCCGTACCGTCGATTTCTCCCGGCTGATATTCCGTTTTAACGCCAGTCGCCGTGAAATGGATATCTTCAGACCGATGCTCAACCCCGGCGATAACGGTCACCTTACCCTTGCGCGTAACGTTGTAGGCCACGCCGTTCTGCTTGATCATGCGGGTGGCAGTCTCGCGCATGCGCTGATAGTTGATCGCCATTAGGCACGCTCCGCAAAGGAATTGATGGCGTAGCCTCGCCCGCCGGCTAAATCGCCGAGGATAGCCATAACTGCCGGGTAAGACGGCGTAAAAACTTCACCATCTGCGACCGCGTAGGTCATGGTAACAGCCCCCTCTACGCGCTCGGTTTTTACCGCGGCCTCACGCACACTTGAAAGCAGATCGCCATCAATCGCCTCAACCGCAAGCATGCACTGTGCGGTGATAACCGTGCGTGGGATTTCATCTGATGGCAGGTCGTGTCCATCCAGAATGACATTCGCACGCGGCCAGGCCAGAGGTTGTCGTGGCTCAGCTTTCACGCCAGCCCAATCAAGCCCTTCAAGGTAATCCATCGCCTTTATCAGCAATGGAGACAGCTTCTCGGGCAGCTCAATGCCACGCAATTCGGCGAACGACGCCAAATCTTCCTCGCTGGCGTAGCTGTTTACGCCACCACTGGTGATATCGGTATTGATCATGGAAATATCCCGAAGGTGGGGCTTTCGCCCCATGCGTTACTCGCCGGCAGGTGCGGTGAAAGTGATTTCATTGCTGGTTTTCGCCTTACCATCAACCGTACCAGTGACCGTAAAGGTCCCCGCCACGTCAGCGGTAAGTTTCGCCGTAGCGCCACCAGCAGAGCCGGTTTGCGAGCTCTCGGTGCTGAGCGTGCCCCCCGTCGATGACCAGGCAACAGTCTTGCCTGAGACGCCGGAACCATTGCTGGTATATTTCAGGGAAAAAGTGACCGCGTCGGTGCTGTCAGCAGTTGCGGAGGTTTTATCCGCTGACAGCGTTACTCCCCCGCAGCGGATTCCAGCTTGATCAACACACCAGCCGTCGATTTGTTGCTGGTAAAGTGCTTCTTCCAGTTGCCGGCGGTGCCGATTTTGGTCAGGTCAGGGTTATCGCCCTTCGCCGTGTCCCAGCTGTAACCGAGCAGATCGACGTTCACTACACCTTCTGCACGATAGCCAATCGCGAGGTTTTCCTGGTCATTGATGTCATAGGAGCGGAAACCCGGCGCCTGCGATTCGGTCACGGTCACCGCCCCGGTCACCAGTCCCAGAATAGCGTCGGCGTCCATGGTGTCGGTTACCAGAACCGGTTTACCGAGGGTACCCGGCTGGCCGCCGTACACAACCACGCCCGCTTCTTCGTAGATTTTATTGGCGATCGCCTCATCCACGATGTCGAAGTAAGTGGCAGAGTGCATGACGAACAGAACCACACGGTTAAACTTATCGCCGTATTTACGCAGGCCGCGCGTCAGGGTCTTTTTGCCATCCGTTTCGATGTCAGCGGTCACCACCATTTCAGCGTTGGCACCGATTGCAGCTGTCAGCGCCTTCAGACCGTACTTAACGTAACCTTCCAGCGTTGCGTCAGCCACATCGGTGCCAATCACCTCAGAGAACTCGTCAACGGAGCGGCCACGGCGTTTGAATGCTTCTTCGGTGGTTTCGTAGGGGCCGTATTTCCATGGCGCTTTAACGGATACCGCTTCGGCCGCGCCGATTTTTTTGCCCGTTACTTTGTCGGTAGAGTTCACATCGCGCGATTCGATGGAGCCGCCAACCGTGTAGAACGCGCGCTTACGGAAATCTCCGTCAATCAGTTCGTTGTCCAGCAGGATAGCCCCGTTGGAAGAGGCGTTAAAAATCTCCAGATTGTCCTGGCGGCGCTCCAGGAACGCAGTTTGCGCCAGGTCGTCATAAATAATCAGATCGGTATTAACAGTCGTCATCGGGTAAATCCCTTATTTCGGAAGTTTGAGGAAGGCCTGCTGGCCATGCTTGCGGATGTAGTCCGCCTTGTTGCTGGCGCTCATTTCGGAGCGTTTCAGGCTGCCGCCACCGTTCGGTTTATGCCCGCCCGCGCCAGTGCCTTCCGCGCGAGGAAACAGATGTGGAGCCGTCTCCTTAAGAGACTCCGCCCACTCAAGCGGGCTAAGCGGGGTTTTCCCGTCTTTTCCGAACAGAACATCGCCATTCGCATCAACCGCTACGGCCTCGCCTTCGTCGTTGAGCTTGAAAGTGCCTTTGGCACGCAGGATCAGGTCGTCAGATGCTTCCGGTAGCGCGCCGGTTTTAGCGGCTGCTGAGCGGATAGCATCGCCAAGAACGCGATCCCGGAATTTGTTGGAAAACGCTTCGGCTTTATCCGCGCGTTCATTAGCCATCTTGATTTGCTTATCGACATCAGCACGCAGACGCTCTGTGCGCTTATCCAGCACCTCATCAATTTTCCCGGCGGCAATCAGCTTTGCCTCTTCATCGTCGGAGAAACGTTGAAGAATTCCGCGCACGGCGTCCGGATCGATACCATCAAAGCGGGACAGGTTTTCTTTCTGCTGCTTGATGGTCCCCAGCAGCTCAGAGTTTTTGGTTTTAAGACCGGTGACTTCGCTCGTCACGCGTTCGTCGATCAGCTTCTGGATTTCCGGCGTGATTTCAACACCGCCCCCACCACCTCCTTCACCGCCGTTTTCTGGAGCGTAAAATTTCAGAAGCATATTTCGGATTAACATAATGTCCCCTCGGGATTTTGCCGGGCCTCGCCCATAAAAAAGCCCCGGCGGGTGCCAGGGCATGATGTAAGTAATATCTGTCAATTATCAGTCGCTGATAGCTGTTTGAGCCGCTCCAGAGTGATCCACTCGCCTTTATCGGTGTACATGTCGCTCAGGTCAATTTCGCCGGCTCGGAACATGCGCCCGCGCTCCACGCCCAGCACCTGATCCTGCCGCTGTACCGGCTGACGCTTGAGCCACTCCAGATATGTGGTTTTACCCGGAACCTGCCCGTCCATGCTCGCGCGGGTGCCTTCGTCCATTTCATCAATATCGATGCCGAGTTCTCGCCAGGATTTGAGGATCAGCGTTTCGGTTGAGCGACAGCAAAAATGAATTTTTCCCGGTCCCTGCAGGTAAGGCACCTTATGCCCCATCGGCTTGTTGTCCAGGGTGTATCGCAGCAGATCGCGAACAATGCAGTCATGGCTGGTTTTGTTGTCCAGCGTGGACAACCACTGCTTGCCTTTCACGATATCGCTGTTAGCGCTGGTGAAGCTGTTACGCGCGGTCGCGGCCAGATGATTTACTGCAGTTTTAGCTATGCTGGCGGCATTCGCCCTGCTCATTTGGAGCGCGCCGTCGCGGTAGTCCTTGTTGGCGTGTCCACGAACGTTTCGAGCAATCGCTTCCACCGTGTCGCCTGCCATGTAGCCACGGCGCACGGTGTTCAGGATGCGCGTTAGTCTGTCCGATTCCAGATTGCTCGCCCACTCACTCAGGAGCCGCCCTTGAAAGGGCTGGGCCATCGCCGCGGCGTAGACCATGTCAGCCGTAATGCCCTGCAGCGGATATCGGGAGAGTACCTGCGAAGGCAGGAGGGAATCGAACAGGCTCAACTGATAGCTGGTTTCGTTCTTCGCAAGCGCCACCAGCTCACTTTCCAGCCCGGCCTGCATTGCAGAGACGGCCTGATGATTCAGTTGCCGCACGCTGCCCAGCAAGCTTTCAAGCCGGTTAACGGTGAAACTCTCCTGCGGCAATCTGTCCAAGGCATCGAGCAGGCGCGCCGACAGGTCTGCGTCCGTCTCGTTCAACAACTTAACCATCCGATTTGCCACGCCCGTGGCGTAGCGGCTGAGCCACACGGAATGCCCAATCGCCTCGTCACGCAGGCTTTCGTTGACGGTTGGCATGCTAGCCTCCTGTCATTGTGGGTGCCTGGTTGCGAAGCGCATCGATCACATCATCAGGATTATCTGCCGGGTCAATCAGATCGAGCTTCTGCAATGCCCGAATCATATCGGTATCGCGCAACGCGCCAGACTGCCAGGCGTTCACGATCGCAGTGACCATACCGGACTCGGCCACCTTCGCGATGAATTCCTGGTTGATGGTGTAGGCAGGAGATTCATCTTTGAGTCCGAGGTATTTTGCGCACCAGCCCAGCGCCAGCGTATACGCCTCAGAAACGTTCGATACGCAGATACCAAGCACTGATGTTGAAGAAGTTTGCTCCCCGCTTGCCTGCGTCGCGGTCTTCGCCGTGGCGTTCTGCTCAATCAGTCGCGCGCCCAGCTGCACCATGTAGTCGCGCTTGCTGTCCATGGCTTCCTTCGCCAGCATGTTCGGCTGCGCCTGGGCATAGCCAAACGAGCCCTCTTTTGGAAGCAGCAGCGGAGAACGGGAGCCGATTTTGACGCCCTTCTTCTCCAGATGATCGCGCCACCCGGTATCGAGACCGGTCATGTATGGCTGAACCTGACCGCAGAACCACACGCTGTCTTCATAGTCCGCACTGTTGCGGTAATGACCGTGGTTAATCTCCACTAGTGCGGCCAGCGGGGAATCATCGATTGTCGGATCGTTATTCTGCGCGCCGACAAAGGTGAACGGAATTTCATCCCAGTAATCAAGCCCTTTGGGCTTAGGGTGGTACTCGCTGTCGATAATATAAGTCCCGCTGGCGGTTCCGCCGCTTCGCCGCCATACCCGGCAGATAAACTTCCCCTCTTCCAGCGCCAGCTCGCGATACTGGATTTCATCTTTGTAGGCGTAACCATCCGGTTGTTCAACACATTCACGCAGCACCACCAGCACCAGCACCAGTTGATCGCGCCCGTTGATGCGCTTCGTTCGCCAGTTGATGATGTTTTCCGCCGGATAGCGAAGGATAATCGCCTCATTGGTGGCCTCAGCGTAATCGACGTAAATTCCGTCGCGCGCAACCTCCAGCACGTTTTCAGTCACCAGTTGGGACTGCTGATAAATGCTCGTCCCCGCCCCATCTGCATTATTCAGTAGATACATGAGCTTCTCGGAACCACTGAACGTCGGATCTTTCCGGTACGCCAACCCAAGCAAGCCTATTTTCGTATTCCCCGTAATGGCGTAGAAAACCGCGCGGCTCAGATAGTCCTCGTTGCGCTTACGGTTGCGCGAGGATTTATCAGTCGGATCGAGGAACGGCAGATATTTATTGCCTGCATCTTTAACCGCCTCAGCACCTTTGCAGAAGTCGCGGTATTTCCGCCAGGCAGCAGAAGCCGCCCGGTGTTCTGGTCGAACCCAGGTGATGTCGTCGTTTGCCATATCAGAAAGTGGTGTCCATGGTGATTGAGTAGGCTGGCTTCACGATCGGGTAATCCTTCACGATGAAGTACCCGCCAGCGTCGTTAGGGTGATCGTTATCTGCTGACTTATCCGGTTCGCCGTTTGCCGCCCATATCTGCTGCTCGAGGCTTTCGGTATAGACCGGGCAGTTCTGGACGTTCACCAGATACCGGCGTTCACCGTTAGCGTTGCAGAACATGGCGTTCATCGAGTTGATGCGGTCTTTAACCGGCGGGTTAGCATCATCAACAATAACGCTGAACCCGGCGTCGTTAAGCTGAGCAATATCGGTCTTGCTGGCGTTCTGCGATTTACGCGAGTCGCCGGAGGCATCCGGATAGATGTAAATCTCCCGGCTTTTAACGTAGCGACCATCCTCGTAGCGCCAGAACTCCTCCTGGATGCGTTTGATCATCGCCGGGGTGTCGTAGACCTTCACCAGCTCACGAACGGCGCGCGGCAGACTGTTACGTTTCACGTGAACAATCGCGGCCATTTTCCCCACGTTGAAGTCCATACCGATAAACAGTGGATCGTTGTCCTGAATCTCGTCAGTACAATTATTCAGTTTACGGTTGAAGGTGTGGTAAATGGTCCCGCTGTTGAGGTTCGTGAACTTGCCCCGCAGATAGGCCTGGATCAGCTCGTCCGGGTATGAGCTGAGCAATGACGGAATGTAATCGTCAGGGAGGTTCTTCGCATTGTCGAACGTGCTGGCCTGAATCAGTCCGTACAGGGCTGTCAGTTCAGGCTTATCCCGCACCGCCTTCACGAATTGCTGATAGACGAACTTGAAGCCTTCCGGCGTGGTAGTGACATCGATACCGTTTCGCAGACCCGGAACGTTGTAACGCATACGCGCGATGATTTTTCGCCACGCCTGCTGCGCTTTTGCCGCCGGCATAACGTCCAGCTCGTCGACCATCGCGTTACCGATTTTGAAACCGACTATCGAGCCTGGCTTCTCCATCGACCGGCAGATCGTTGTTCCGCGATAGCGTCGCCCCTCGTAGAAATGGACCTCCTTGTTTCCCTCATTGATTTTTACGGTCAGGCCCCAGTCGTGGGCCACTTCCTCAACAGTGTGATAGAAGATGTCGCGTATCTGCGGGTACGTCGGCGCGAAGTAGCCCTGGTTAATCTTTGGGAACTCCCACATTCCCTTGCAGATGCCGCCGCAACCCACCCACGTTTTACCAGAACCGAAACCGGCAACGTAGGCTTTGAACTTATGCTGCATCGCGAGGAAGCGCGCCTGAGGAATGTTAAGTGTCGGGCTGATCCCCATCATCTGCCCTCGCATCCACTACGTTGATATTGATCTGCACTGGGGTTGGTTCATCGCCCTCACCATCACCGGCCAGCTCTTTACGGAGTTTCTCGATTTCTAGAAGACGGCGGTCGAGTTCGATCTGTTGCAACCGCTGCGCGAACTCGCTATCAGCCAGGCCAAGCCGCTTCATCACCGCTTCGAACATGCGCTCACGGCTGATGGCGGTGATTTCAACACCGTTCTTGCCAACCTTCACACCGGAATAAGCGAGCCGGGATACCGCAGGGAGTTTGCGCGTATCGGGGAAATAAGGCTGGCCAATGCCGTCGCCGTTGCAACGCGGGCACGCTGAGTTTGGCTCCCGGTTATGATCGTATCCATAGCCGCCGGTGTCTTCTGGTTGCCTGGCTCCTTCCCTTCCCTCGACCTTTGCGGTCTCTTCCTCGAACTCAACTGCATCACGCCACTGGTAGTGGTGACCGAAGCCCCAACAATAACGGCATGCGCCGCGGCGATATTGTGAAAGCTGGTTTGCATCGAAGGTGGCGAGTTGCCACATCTGCGCCAAGACTTCATCGGCACTGCCAAGCGTGCGCACAATGGAAGCTTTCTGCTGCTGCGCAATAGCCTGCGCAACGTTAGGATTCGCTATGAGCTGGCGGCCGTAGTTCGGGTCGCTATAACCAGCACGTGCAGCGGCAGCGGTGGCATTGTTGTCTTTAAGGTACTCCGCGACAAATATGCGCTGCTGAGCGGTGAGTCCATCATCATCCACCAGTTCATTTGCGCTTTTATCTTTCTGCGCAGTGTGCACTTTTTTTTGCGCAGGTTTTTGCGCACTTTGCGTGGCTGGCTTTTTAATATATCGGCGCGCGGTAGCGTAGTTCAGCCCCTGCGCTTCACACCACTCCTTCGGTGATACGCCGGTTACGGCATGATCGGACAGGAACCGTTGCTGAAGCTCGCCCCAGTCCAGTTTTGCCATTATTATCTCCATAAACGCCGCACGATGGCAGCTACTGTCTGAATATCAGGGTAGTTCTTCAGTCTAACCTTGGTTAAGGTAAGGATTCAGCCCGTCAGTGGTGGGACACTGGCGCTAAGAAATAGGGGGAATGGCTGACTTACCTCTAATTAAGGTGAAACTATGCAAAAAGATTTCAAATTCGAAATGAAAGCAGATGCCTCTACGCCAAATATAACAGCACAGGAATTGATGGCTATCAAAAGCGCTCTTGGCTTCATCCTCGCAAAACTCCCATCTGACGCCCAATCAGATGTAATTCAAAATTTGATTAACATCCCCGACCCGAAAACTAAAGATTTGGCTACTCTCTTAAATCAATTTAGAAATCTGCATTCTCCTGATTGATTTTTATACTGTAGAAAACAGTTAATCTCCCACGGTCCGAACCTTGCCTTTTATTGGGCCGTGGTTTTGTTTTACCAGGTTGCTTGAACTGTGATGTATGCTTTTTTTTCATAGGTATCCCAACATAATTTTCGTTTATATTTCCACCAGACGTGATATCTGTCGATGCCATTGTTTTAAAATAAGGTGTGGACCAGAGGCCCGATGACCAGACTGTCTGGCAGATGACTGCGCCAGAATTCGGATTTCACATCATTAAAACTAACTTATTTAAACTCACTCGTTACTTCAGAGCGTTGAAGCAGTGTAGAATAATGATAATGCGCAGCACCTAACTCATATTCAAATGTATGGAGCAAAGCCATGGGAATTCTCACTTTTGACATCACATGTCCACATTGCCTAAGGGAAAATGCAGTCCTTGAAGGATGGGCCGAACTACGCATCAACGCGGAGCCATTGGTCAATGTAGCGTTTAGTTGTCGAAGCTGCTTTCAAGCCGGCATTGCTATAGTGAAAATGAATAATCCAGGTGGTTATCTGCCACGCGCAAAATCCAGGCAGAATAATGATGTAAATGTAATCATCCCCGGAAATGCAGAGTATCAACTGGTTGATATATTCCCAAAACCCGTCACGCTTAGCGCACCTGATCACACTCCGCACCGTGCAGCTATGGCTTTCGTAGAGGCAAAGGACAACTTAGGCAGAGGACGCTTCGACACATCTGTTATGCTTTGCCGCAAAGTCTTAGACATTGCTACAAGGGAGTTATTGGGCAATGACTCAAAAGATGAAAAATTAGTGAAAAGGATATCAATGTTGCACGGTAAAGGTTTGATAACAGATCAAATGAAAGAATGGGCACATATAGTTCGAATTGATTCCAACGGAGCTGTTCATTCCGACGAGGAATTTTCAAAAGAAGATGCTCAAGAGATGATTGGCTTTACCGAAGTTTTTCTTCTATATGCCTTTACGTTGCCTGATATGGTGGAAAACAAGAAACAAAATCAGTAATTTTTCATGCCGAAGTTAGAAATCCACACTTACTGGCTCGCCAGATGTCTTTCTTCGGCTGCTTATCGAGCACATACCAGCCGTGAGCTATGCCATAATTCAAGCCCTATCCTGTTACAACATCCCTTCCCACACAAGACACTAGAATCACAAAA